AGCCTCAAATGAGCTGATTGGGCATAACATCATAAACTACGACTTACCCTGTCTCGTTCAACTGGGGTGGCTCACGTGGGCGAGGCTGGCGGAGAGTAGTGTTGAAAAGTTTACCGACACTCTGGTGCTGTCCCGTCTGATGCACACCACGTTAGGTGACAAGGATCGTATCAAGATGGCCAATCCCGGTGGTCACCTCTACATGCCTCCGAAGCTGCAAGGATCTCATTCACTGAAGGCGTGGGGGTACCGGCTAGGGGAGTTGAAGGGCGATCACATTGAACAACACGGCTTCGCGGAGTACTCGGAAGAGATGATGACATATTGTACTCAGGATACACGAGTCACCGCACTGTTGTTAGCTAGTCTACTGGCCCTTGAATGGAATGAGAAGTGCATCACCCTTGAGCATGACTTTGCGTGGTGTCTCCAGCGGATGGAGGCGAACGGTTTCTCCTTCGACCTCGATGCAGCGAGATCATTGTATGTGACGCTATCCACCCGGAAGTTGGACTTACTTGAGCAACTGAAGGTGATGTTTGCTGATGATAAGATTCCTATGAAGACTCATCTGGCCCGCGCCGGGGGTAGACTCTTTCCGTCCAAGAAAGCAGCTAAGGAGGCTGGGTTCAGCCCCAAGATGATTGATCAAGGCCCCTGCAAGCAGAAGATCGTCCCATTCAATCCCGGCAGTAGGGATCACATCGCTGACAGGTTGCAACGCCTCGGATGGAAGCCAACTGAGTTCACCAAGGAAGGTAAGCCGAAGGTTGACGAGACTGTTCTCTCCACCATTAAATTAACAACAAAGCAGGAATCTGTCGAGTTATTAAACGAATACCTGCTACTGGTCAAGCGCATGGGGATGCTCGCGGAAGGGCAACAGGCTTGGCTCAAGTTGGAAGTGAACGGACGTATGCATGGACGTGTTAACACCAACGGGGCAGTGACCGGACGGTGTACACATTCCAACCCTAACATGGCCCAAGTCCCACGTGTAGGTAGCCCCTACGGATTGGAGTGCCGGAGCTTGTTCAAGGCGAGTAAAGGGATGGTACTGGTAGGCTGTGATGCGGCTGGCCTAGAGCTACGCTGCCTCGCTCATTACCTAGCGCCATACGATGGTGGTACCTACGCTGAGAACATCCTGAAGGCAGATATACATACCGTGAATCAGGAAGCAGCAGGGCTCCCGACAAGGGATGCAGCCAAGACGTTCATCTATGCATTCCTCTACGGTGCGGGGGACACCAAGATCGGTGAAATTATAAGCCAAGGACGAGCAGCAGGTAAGAAGATCAAGCAGAAGTTCCTCCGTAGTCTTCCAGCGTTAGCTAAACTAAAGACTTGTGTCACCTCTGCCTGTAGTGGTAGGGCTTTTCTCAGAGGGCTCGATGGTAGGCACTTAGCCATACGCAGTGAACATGCTGCGCTGAACACGCTGTTACAAGCAGCGGGAGCAGTGGTGATGAAACAGGCTACCGTCCTCCTCTACGAACAACTAACACATGATGGGTTGATACATGGTCAGGACTGGAGCTTCGTAGCTCATGTACATGATGAGTTCCAACTGGAAGTCCTTCCTGAGCATGTTGAGAAAGTAAAACAATATGCAGTTGAATCTATTCGGAACGCAGGAGATGTGCTCAACTTTAGGTGCCCGCTTGACGGGGAAGCAAAGGCAGGAGCAAATTGGGCTGAAACCCATTAACACTAGGGCGAGGAACGAAACACGTGGAGTCGCCTGCGAGATGATGCTGAAAGCACTACTACTAAACCGAGGCTTTATAATATCTGACCCAGTCTTGTCATGTAGTTATGACTTCATCACGGAGTATGAGGGGATACTTAACACAGTGCAGGTGCGGTCAGCCACTCACAAGAATGGGATGGGTTACTACAGGATTCGAGCGGGAGCTAAGGTCGGCGGCTACTCGGTGCTACTTGTCCACGTCATCCCCATGAAGGTCACCTACGTCATCCCGTGGAATGACTTGAAAGGCATCTGGGTCTCTATTCATGAGCGACGCCCCAGTAAGTATGAGAAGAATAGAGAGAACTGGGAACTACTCAAAGCAGTCTACTAATTTTATTACATGACAACTATTCTATTAGACGGAGACATCTTCGCATATAAACACGCTGCAGGCTCAGAGGTAGCTACTGACTGGGGTGATGACATCTGGACGCTGTGGACAGACATGCATCAAGCAATCGCTCAACTGGAGGCTGACCTGAGGTTCCTAGTGACCACCCTCAAGGCGGATGCCATCGAGGTAGCACTGACAGGGAAAGAGAACTTCCGACGAGAGGTTGACCCCACCTACAAATTCTCCCGCACGCATTCACGCAAACCGATGGGCCTACCGCCTCTTCGGAAGCACTTAGTGGAGCACTGGAGCGCCGTCATCCGTGAGCCCTTAGAGGCCGATGACTTGCTGGGAATCTGGGCAACCAGAAAGACGTTCCGGGCAGGGACTAGAAAGATAATTGTCTCCACCGATAAAGACATGCTGACTATCCCCTGCCTCCTATATAATCCTAACAAGGCGGCACTCGGTATCCAACGCATCACGCAAGAGGCTGCTGATCGATACCATCTATATCAGACGCTGATCGGAGACAGTACTGATGGGTACACCGGCTGTCCTACGATAGGGCCTACAAGGGCTGAACGAATTTTAACAGCTTCCCCCACATGGGAGGGAGTAGTGGAGACCTACGAGCGCCAGAACCTCACGGAAGCTGACGCGCTCAAGCAAGCTCGACTCGCAAGGATTCTCCGATCAGATGACTATGATGAAACCGAGAGAAAAGTACATTACTGGAAACCACAATGAAACTAATAGGATTATGCGGAAAAAAACTGAGCGGCAAGGACACAGCGTACCTTCAAGCAGCTGACATATTAAGGCGCGACCATCAGATGAAAGTTGGGAGGGTGGCCTTCGCTGACCCTCTAAAGCAGGAAGTATCAGAGATCACTGGCTTCCGGGTGGAGTTCATTGAGGAACATAAGAAAGAGTTCCGGTCACTCCTACAGGTGTGGGGTACCGAGTTCAGACGGCAGTGGAATGGAAGTGATTACTGGACTAACAAGATGGCGAAGATCGTCGCTCTCTCTGAGCCTCGGTTCGATGTCCTCTTCATTACCGATGTTCGCTTTAAGAATGAGGCTGACTTCGTCCGGCGTGGTCGAGACAATCATGATGGGCACGAGATGGGACAGCTTGTGAGAGTGGAACGCAGGGCTGACTCCCGGTTCTACCCGACAGAGATAGATACCCATGTGACCGAGAACGACCTAGACGATTACTCTCAGTTTGATTACGTCCTGAACAACGACAAAACGAAGGACGAACTGAACACGTCCTTGACAAAGATGTTAGAAACCTTGAAAATTATTCCAGATGCCGCTTGATTTTCCGGTGAATAGTGTTACAGAGAAGTTGCCTCCGGTAGAGCAGGCTCTTATCGTGTGGCTCCTAGCGGTATTCCCTGATCGGATGCCTGAAGTGGATGACGACATCAAAACTGTGAGGTATAAGCAGGGTCAACTGTCTGTAGTCAGAGCCTTAAAGAATATCCAAGAGGAACAAAGTTAATGTGTCTGTTTAGCCCAAAAGCCCCTAAAAGGATCAAGCCCCCAACGCCGGTAGCTGCACCGAAGCCGCCTCAGAAGCCTGCGAAAGTCACACGTGCCCGACCGACACGAGGGGGGAAGAACAAGAGTCGCTTGCGGGGGACAGCGCGGTCAGATCTAAAAGTTTCTGCCAGCCCATCAGGGGTGAATGCAGCTACAGGTGGGGGAGGAGTCTACACGCCTTATGCATGAAGGATCACTTAAATCGCACTATGCGGCCTGTGAAGGTGATCGAAATGCCTATCTACGTAGGGCTAGGGATTCTGCTGGTCTCACTATACCTTTCCTTGTCCCTCCTGATTCTAGTAGCGGAGGCGAGGACTACCCCACACCGTATCAAAGCATTGGTGCGCGGGGGGTGAACAACCTCTCCAGCAAGTTACTACTGGCCCTCCTCCCCCCTAACAGTCCCTTCTTCAGACTGATCATCGACAAGTTTGAGCTACAGAAAACAGGGGAACAGGATGATCCTGAACTCCAAACGGAGATTGAGAAGGCCCTGTCAGAGGTCGAGCGGGCGGTTCAGTCCGAAGTGGAGACAAGTGCAGTGAGAGTGGGAGTCTTCGAGGCTCTCAAGCAGCTCATTGTGGCGGGGAACGTCCTACTTTACGTCCCAGATAAGGGTGGCTTGCGGGTGTTCAACTTAGATCGCTACGTTTGTAAGCGTGACCCAATGGGGAATATGCAATCTCTCATTATCCGGGAGTCAGTTGACCCTGACGTACTCCCACTCAGCGTCCGAGAGGCTGTGGAAGCGGCTGGGCAGGAGCTAGGGGAGAGCCTTGGAGCAGGCCTACAGAAATCTGTGGAGGTGTACACCGCCGTGTACCGACAGGAGAAAAAGTGGGTAGTCAGACAGGAAGTCGCTGACATCAACATCAAATCTGCTCAAGGGGAGTACGCTCTCGATAAGAACCCGTGGATGCCGCTCCGCTTTACTCGCATTGAGAATGAGAACTATGGACGTGGTTTCATTGAGGAGTACATGGGAGATCTCAGGTCTCTCGAAGGTCTGACTCAGGCTATCGTCGAGGCTTCAGCCGCCGCCGCCAAGGTACTCTTCCTCGTCAACCCGAATGGGACGACTCGACCACGGACACTGGCTTCGAGCCCCAACGGCTCTATCGTGCAAGGCAACGCGCAGGATGTCACCGTCCTGCAATTGGAGAAGTACGCTGACCTCCGAGTCGCTCAGGAAACGGTAGACCAGATCAGGGAACGCTTGGGGTTTGCCTTCCTGATGAACTCTTCCGTCCAGAGAAGCGGCGAGAGAGTAACGGCTGAGGAGATACGCTTCATGGCCCAAGAGCTGGAGGACGTACTCGGTGGGGTGTACAGCATCCTGTCACAAGAATTTCAGATGCCATTGGTCAACCGACTGATGGATCGTATGTCAAAATCTGGCCGGTTACCTAAGTTACCCAAGAAGATCATCAAAACGACGATTGTAACAGGGCTTGAGGCACTAGGTAGAGGCCATGACCTTAACAAACTAGACTCCTTCGTTGGAGGAGTGCAGCAGCTGATCGGCCCCGAAGAGTTCTCGAAGTATGTCAACACCGGGAATTACCTCAAGAGACGAGCGACCGCATTAGGTATTGACGTCGAGGGACTGGTGCGTACCGATGAGGAGGTGCAAGCGACTGCCGCTGAGCAACAACAGCAACAAATGCAGCAGCAGATTGCCCCTAACATGGCTAATGCAGCCGGTAAGATGGCTCAGGAGAACCCGGAAGGGGCCGCTCAGATGGCTCAACAGATGGCTCAACAACAATAATCTATGCCACGCACAGAAAAACAAAGAGGCCGCGCCAGAAAGATGCTGATGATTCAGCGGGACGGTGCGAGAGCAGAAGGCAAGGTAGCTGCGGCTTCCATAGCGAGGATCAAGCGAAAGGAGAAGGCTGTCAAAGCTATCGGCTTAGCTGATCTCGCGATAGGCGTGGCTACAGGGACTGCTGGCGTGAAGACGGCGGCCAAGGCAGTTGCTAAGAAGGCATCAACACTCATTGTCAAAAAGGCCTCCAAGTTTGGTAAGCGTACCACAGCCAGTAAGACCAAGCAGGCACGGAAGACGCTAGACGCAAACAAGAAGGCGGCTACTCCTAAGAAGAAACCCCAACGGAAGAATGCCTCTGAGTATGATGACCCCAACTATCTTCCCGACAGAGAGATGACTCGGCCCTACGGCAAACCCAGTCGAGCGAGAGTTACTCAATTCAAAAAGCAGGCGAAGAAAGCAGATCGAAAGAAACGTGCGGCCCTGAAGGTCAAGAAGAAATAAGGATATGCCAGCAAAAAAGAAAAAGAAGTCCTCCTTCGGGAGGAACACACCTTTCGGAGCTAAGTCGGCCCTAACAGTAGCCCAACGGGGGACTGCTAAGTACGAGCCAGCGAAGCAGATGACCCAGAAGCAGCTTAAAGCCTATGTAGATAAGGCTAATGGTGAGGCGAAGCTGGCGAAAAAAGTAAAGAGACCACCTGTTCCTAAGAAGGGCCCCGGACAGCAGCCGGGAAAACACAACAAATACTACAAATAAACATAACATGGAGAGAGTAACCTTTGGAGACCACGACACAGGCCCTGACCCCGACGGGATTGCCCCGGCGGAAGAGGGCGAGCAAATTGAACCACAAGTTGAGGAGGTAGACGACGAGTCATCCTCAGACCGACCTGAATGGCTGCCGGACAAGTTCTCCAATGCGGAAGCACTTGCCCAAGCCTACTCTTCGCTTGAGCGGAGGATGTCTTCCCAAAGCGCAGACGCTAAGGGCCTGCTTTCGCCTCAAGAGTTTGAGCAGTATGAGGAGGAGTACCGGGACAAGGGGGAACTAACAGACGACAGCTATGCAGCCCTCGTGAAGAAGGGGCTCGGCCGTGACCTTGTAGATCGGTACATCGAGGGGCAACAGCTTGCTGCCACGGCAGAAGAAGGACGAGTGTACGA